TATGCCAATGACTATTCCTCCCTTCTTCTGGACTCATCGGGATATCCAACAAAGAAAAAGTCACTTACGCTTGATTGTTCATAGTTCTTTCCTAATCTCATTGATAAACTTGAAGATAATTTAATTTTTGGCATCTCCAATATCGCAGTGGTCACTTCGCCACTTTTTTCATCCTTTACACTCATTTTCCCCGTTAAACGAAGAAAACCATTTAAAAGTCTATTTCCGACTTCTATCGTCCTAATCTTATCTTCATAATTAAAAGTATAATCTATTTCAACCCTTCTGATATTTTCTTTGAAATAAATTCTATTTCGATAAATTTCAAAATCTCTTATCCGTTTACCTGTTTCTATATCATATATAAAAATCCACTTAGTTTTTGAGGGCGGCAAAGGTTTCAGCATTAATTCTGGCCGTCTCCCCATTGGCATTGGTTCAAGTTCCGGATTTGGTTGGATACCCATTAATTGATTGCAACTATTCGGATAATACTTTAAATCCACATAACAGTATTCTCCTTCCTCAATCACATGTAGCTCTTCATTATACTAAACGGATTTAATAACAGGTTCTTTTAATTTAGAATTGCTTAATAATGACCAACTAGTAGGAGATAATACTCCATTAGATATAGCGAAATTCATTTCTTTATCTATTTCCCAATTTACCAAAGGATTATTGTGATAACCGCCGCGAGCCTAAACATTTTTCTTAGTCTCATCTATCTAAGCTATCTCTGCTGTCTTAAAATTAAGAATTGATTCATTTATATCATATTTTTTATTTCCAATTTCTAAAGGAGCGTTTAATCTCAAAGAAACGTCATACAATTCTTTCATACCAGAGAATCTATCCATTCCACCGGCACCTCCTTATTATCTTTTCTCATATAAAGTAGATTTTTTTACTCATAGCTATAAAGAAAAGAGACGACAAGCGTCGTCTCTTAATATTAGTATATTTCTGGATTGGTAAAATCTGTTGTCTTTTTCTCTACTATATCTGTAGGAGTATAAGTATAATGAGACTTTTGTGGAACAATTCTTGTGCCGCCATGGATAAAGTCCTCATCAACATCAATCTACTTAAGCTCCATTTGAATATCATTAGGAGGAGTAAGAACATCTATTGCCATTTCAAATGTTGTTGGATCGCCTTCGGCTTCAAGAGTAATACTTGTATCAGAAGAAACCTGGGCACGATGAATAACGAACTAATATCTCTAATCTTTACCAGTCTTCTATTCACGAATATAGGTTTCACCAACAATTTTGTAAGTCTCTGGAAAAGTATCAGCATCAATTACAAAAGTCTTGCCAAGAATGCCATCATCTTCTCCATTCTTTCTTTTTACTGTGCGACTCCACTTATAATAAACAGTTCCCTATTTAAGCTTAAACGTATCTTGGTCAGTAATTCGGTCAAAGTCTTTATCATAATGACCAGAGGCCGGCACATCCCAACCGCTAATAAGACCACTATCAGTAACTCTAAGTAAAGGAAGCATTGTTTTAGCATCATAGTAAATTACATAGCTTGAAGACTCATCATTACGATAATATCTAAGCAAATTCTTCTTCTACTCTGCGGTGCTAATTGTTAAACCATAACGATCTTTAACAATACACTTTTCCATTCTGTCAACAACTTCAGTATCATAAATCTGAGTTTCGATAGTACCAAGTTTCTTTAACTCATCTATATAGCCAAATATCTTAGTAAGGATTATTTCTGGCATCGCAGCCTAAGATTTGAACCACTAATCCTAATCATCTGTTTGTCTAAAGCTCTTGGTCGCGGCAAAAGTATCGTCATCAAAAGGTGTCTAATGATCGCCAGGAGTAATAGAACCTATTTTATATTTACCTTCAAAAATATACTCGGAAACCCAAGTTCTATTGAAATAACGCTTTCTTAATTGAGTTCTATTCTCTTCAACATTTTCTGCTCCAGCAGGATTATATACAGTCTAATCTGCGGCATCAGAACCAGATGGAACATCGGCCTCTTCCGCGGCTTTAAAAATCAATTCCCACTCTTCATCGCTTAAAGCAGGAGAAGGGTATGCTTTAGTTGAATAATTAAGCATTCCATACTTATTAGCCATATTACATTTAACTATTGTAGAGGTGTAATCAGTAAGTTTAGCATTTAACTTACCGCCCCAGACTAAACTCATTGAGGCTGGACTGAATAAAGCATCGGTAAGATTTAAAGTCAACTCTTTACCAAAATTCCAAGTAATTAACTTCTTATTTCCTTTACCACCATTTGCAGTTACCTTTTCAGCAGACTTCTCAATAGTAGAAACTTTTAATGTGTCAAGAACAAGGACAGGAGTGTAGAACTCTTCATCACCAACTCTTGTAATACTATAAAATACTACGTCAGCAACTTCTTTTATACCATATTTTTCAAAAAGATTCATTCACCCACCTCCTCATCTGTATTTTTAACACTAACTTCTAAATCTTCACTATTTAAAGGCTCTAGTGTTGAGGTCTCTACTACTTCTTCATCAATTACATTTAAAGTATTTGTACTGTAAGTAGTTTTACCAGATCTAGTATTAATATTAAGTCCAGCACTAACATTAAGTGAATTTGTGCCGCCGGCCTCATTTCCAGTAATTGGAATATTTAAAGATCTAGGACTATTTATAGTTAAATTGGCAGTTTGAATGCTCTCATAAATTATATCTTTAGTATTGTCTTCGATAGTATCCATGGGAACTACTTTTGTACTACCGCTTGAATAACCATCGTAAGCATCGCAATCAACATTATACTGAGTAAGTTTCATCATAACACCATCATCACGACGCAATACTTTGAAGTTCATATTAAATGTCGTTGGATCGCCATCTGCCTAAAGAGTAAGATTTGTTTCAGCAGAGAGCTTAGCGAGAGGAATTTCAAACTAATATCTCTAATCCTTGCCATCTTCTCTTGAACGAGCATAAGTTTCGCCGACAATTCTATAAACACCAGGAAAATGCTTTGCATCAACAATAATGCGATGACCTAAAGTAGTATATTCTGGAGCAATAGAACGTGTCCATTTATAATAAATTTCATGCTACTTAATAACACGAAGATTTCCAACTACAACGTCTCCATTTTGACGAGTAAAGCTTCCAGTATTTGCTTCATAAGGCTTCATTGTCTTAGGATCAATAAATACTGTTAACGGAGTTTCTGAATATTCTTGCATATAACGATAGTTCGCCATTGCAAGATTCTTATTAGTATCAATAGCAAAAGTCTAAGTCGCTTTACACTTCTCCATTCTATCAAGTACATGAACATTTTCAATGCCGCTATTAATAGGATTCATTAAATCTTGCGCTGTACTGCCGCCAAAATTCCAATCTGCAACGATGTAAAAACGTCCAAGAGGAACTCGAATATAACGCTTTGTTGCTTCAGTGCCGCTAGGAAGATTAATTGAAATATTCATATAGAAATCAATAATAGAATCGTATGGATTAACTTCATAACCATAACTTGTTTCATCTTCATTCTGTCTTGTTAATTCTATCATATCAATTATCTCTTCACCAACAGTATCCCACTAGGGGTCGTTCGCCGCATTATACACTGTATCATAAAAACCTTCACGAGCAATCATAATTTCTTTCTAAGTGCTAGTACGAGGAATACGATAACGGAGATTTGCATTTTCAAGATAATAAATATCCTAATTACCTTCCAATGAGGTCATCTTCATATCAGATTTCTTCCATTCATAACCATAGGCAGCGACCTCTCCAGTGCCGCATACCGTTGAACCATCACCAAGAACTTCATCACATTTATTAATTGGTGTATAAATACAGAATTGATCTGTTGAAGTATGTTCATCTTGAACAGGATCGATAGTAATAGTTCCATCACTATTTGTACCATAAAGAACAGTCATGTCATAAATAGTAAAATCAAAATTACCATAATTATCAATAGCTATTTCAGCTCTTTCTGGGCGAATCTCTGTAGGATGATTCTAGAAATAGTTATAAATAGTATCTGAACCAAAATTCCAATAATACGATTTTACTAAACTTGCTGTTAAAGCTTCAGCATTAGCTCTTTCACCAGTATCATAACCCTTTGGACACTTATAACCAACAGCCAAATCACTAATATCATGATACTTGTAAGTACCTTCAGTTGGAACAAAACGAACGAGTTTATCACTACTATCACAAGGACAGGTTATCTGGATAAAACTATTAATAAAAGCTTTTTGCGCCGGAGTACAATTGGAATCTCCTTCCCACTTTCCACCAGCAGAACTCTTTATTAATGTATAAGTTACATTGTCAATAGTTACCGTTCCATGATAAGGAAGAGTTGTACCCTATGTTACTACAACTGTATATGCTTCTTTCTTTAAATAAATTGTCCTACCATATTCATCTTTAGGATAAACAATAGGATTCCATAAGCCCTATACTTTAGGCTTCTTTATTCCGAACTTTCCGCCCCACATTAGGCTTTGACTTGCAGGAGTATAAAGGGCATCCTCGAGACTAAGGGAAATTTCTTTCCCATAGTCCCAGGTGATTAATTCAGGATTGCCCTGGCCGCCTCTGGCGGATGTCTATTCTGCTGTCTGTTCTAATGTAGAGACCTTTAAGGTGTCAAGATACATTACCGGAATGTAAATTTCATTATCATATTTGTCAAGCTCAATGGCATAAATAGTTACATCGGCAACTTCTTTAATACCATATTGTTCAAATATATTAGCCACCTGTCTCGCCTCCTTTTATTACTCACTCAACACTTCAGTTGAGCCATCTACTGCATAGAAGCAACCATTATCTCCTTCGAGCATTTTTTCAGCTATTTCATAAGATGTAAGTTCCATCATTACTCCATTTTTCGGCTTTGCTACTTCAAGATTAAGATTGAAAGTAGTTGGATCACCATCTGCCTATAAAGTTAAAGTGTGATCCGAACGAACCTTACATAATGGGAACTTAATCTACATACGCTCGTCTTCACCTGTATCGCGAGAGCGGATATAAGTTTCTCCTACCATCATATACATACCTGGCCACTGGTCAGCACGTACTGTAATTTTATTGCCTTTAATTCTCTTTCCTTTTGGTGCTATTGTAAGAGATTTAACATAGAAAGGCTCTCCCTGGTGGAACCAATAATCATCAGTATAAGGCTGCATAGTTCTTGGATTAATATATGCCCAGAGTTTTCCTTCTAATTTCTTCGCCGCACCGTCGCTGTCTTCAGTAACTTCTGTAATATTCTAATTAATTGACCAAGTTTCATTTCTAGAATCCAAACTTGGATATTCTACTGTTGTAGGATTTATATCTACTGGAGTTATCTTTGCAATATCTTCAGAATATTTAGTAATTAAGAAGTAAGATAGGGCATTAATACTATCAAATCTTAACCACATATCTATATTTTTAAACTGAGAAACATTAATGGGAGTTTTTGGTTCATGCCATGTTATTGTAGCAGAACTTGTTGTTGAAGTATCTTCAACATCTCCATATTCATCTACAACATTGGTGTCAATACCAATTAAAGCATAATAATTATCATTATTATCTACAATAATTGCTAAATACTAAGCTTCACAAATCTCCTTATGAGTACCATTTATATTACAAATAGTTCCAAGCTAATCAGCCTGCTATCTATCCTCTGTCTAAGTATAAAATAGAGACTTAAATGTTCTATTCTACTGATAACTAACTATAGTATTCTCTTCTCCTGATTCAGTGGTTGCTGTAGTAGAACTTGAATTTGTATCTGCAGTGACTCCACCTTCCATAGCATCATCAAAAATGATTTTTGCATCTGGGGCAGCAAGTGGAGTTAAATTATTAATTCTATATATTACAGCATCTTTAAAATTTACATATGTAGGTAAACTAGATACTGAAACTTTTCTAGCCTAATCAATAGGATAAGATTTTCCTTTCACATCAAAAAATCTGTCGGGAATAACAGCAATAGATTTTACTTCTGATTCAATTGCCATTTTCCAACCGTAAGAATGTCCATATACAATTCCATGTCCTTTTATTTCTGTGCCATCAATTACTGAAGACTTTAATAACAAATCTAAACCGTCATCAATATCGTCTTCTGGCAATTTCGGAAGTAAATGAGAAATTGTGTTTCTTTCACTATTCTAATTAGGGAAAATGCACTTTTCCATTCTTGAGATTCTTGTTAATGGATTTCTACAATAGCAAACATCAGTATTGTATTGAAGTTGAGCATCATTCCAATCTGCGCTCAAAATACCATTCCAACATAAACTTAATGATGCAGGAGTGCATAGAGCATCCTCAAGAGTAACATTAATCTGCTTGCCAAAATCCCAATTTATCAAGCGAGCATTTCCTTGACCTCCCTGTGCCCATACATTGTCTGCTGACTTTTCTGCTGTAGAAATCTTCAAAGTATCAAGATAGAGTGCTGGCACATAATAAACGTCACCACTGCCATCTTTCTTTCTATGAATACTATATAAGGTAACATCGGCGACTTCCTTTATACCATACTGGTCAAATATATTCACACATATTCACCTCGCTTATTATCTTAATAAAAATTGGCTATTGGACTATTATATCCAATAGCCAATTACTTAGCTTAGTACGAATTAATATTCAGTAGCACCAATTGCGTCTTCTTCAACAACACCATCTGCACTAGCTTCGAAAAGTTCAGCATTATCAAGAAGGTTGAGATTTTCTGTATCCTTAACCATAGTAGAGCCATCATTTTCTTCTTCATTTTCAACAACGTCATACTGAACAAACTTAACCATTACGCCATCATCTGGACGAAGAACTTTTAAGCTCATTTCAAATACAGTTGGGTCACCATCAGCCTCAAGAGTAATTGTATGCTCAGAATTCATCTTAGCCATAGGAATTATGAACTGGAATCTTTCATCTGCACCGCTTTCTTTAGTTCTTGCATATGTGTCACCAACAACCTTGTAAGTGCCGGGGAACTTATCAGCAGAAATTTCAATTGTTCTACCAAGGCTCTGTCCTTCATAAGCAACAGAACGTGTCCACTTGTAAAAGATTTCGCCTTCAGCAATTGGAGTACCATCTGCATAAGGTTCCATTGTATTTGGATCGTAATATACTGCCTAAGCACTATTTTCAGCTTCTGTAGGAGTACCATTCATATTACCAGCGGGTACGATGAAGTTTCTCTTAGCAGTACATTTCTCAAATCTATCAATCTTTTTTGTCTCCTTAACGCCCTTACGGAAATCATTTCCTTCATAACTACCAAAGATTGCAGCCATAGAAGCAGGAGTGAAGAGAGCGTCTGTAATATTAAGAGTAATTTCTTTTCCATAGTCCCAACCGATGAGGTTTGCGTTTCCGTGACCACCAGTTGCATAAACTTCTTCAGCAGTCTGCTCGATAGTAGATACCTTTAAAGTATCAAGGAAAAGAACTGGAGTATAGCGATTAGCTTTCTTTACTGTCTTATGAACTTTTAATCCATTAACTGCACAAGTTGCTTCAAAGGATTCGTTATTAACAGTAATTGTAGTAGTATGAATTAAACCATTCTTTGTAAGAATAGCAGCCTATCTATCGTCTACATATCCATTTTCATTAACCATCCAAGCAATTCTTGAATTGTTCTTAGAACCGTTGCGATTTGCTATAAAGATAAGTCCCTTATCTCCAATAATTACTAATGCGAGCCACTCTACGCCCTTAAAGATTGGGTCTTGATAGTAAAGTGTGTTGCCCTTCTTATCAGAGAACTTGAAGATACCCTCTTCATCAAGAGCAAGTCTATTTGAGTTCTTATTGTGAAGTAAGTAAATATATGCACCAGCGGCAGTATCCATAGTTCCATCAATCTTTACATAGATAGCTCTATTAGAAGTGTTACCTGTAGCATCTATACGGATTTCTTTACCTACGGCTTCCTCAATAGTTCCAATTTCATTAAGAGCATTAAGAACCTATTCAAGAGGATACTTTGTCTTTATTTCCTCATCATTATAAGAGTGAGTTGCTGGAGTTAACGTACCTTCGTCATCGTAAGAGTAAGCATATAAGCCAGTGTCTGCTGTATCTTCTGTTCCTGGAGTGGGCTTAACATCATTTACTTTATATCCACCAAATGCTCCAGCAAGTCCAGCTCTACCATTAGCTTCACCAGCGTCAATAGTCATTCTCTTCTGACGGAGAGCATCTATCGCATCATTAATGCTATAATGAGTATCTTTACCCCACATTGTTGCAAAAGCAATAGCTGGGTCATATTTTCCTTCACTATCTGGGTCTACTCTATCAATGTAGTCTTCAGCATCTGTATAGAAAGTAATTTCGCCCTTGCCGTTTACTCTCTGATAATCGTAACCTAAATATTTGTTGTTGTAATAACCCATTTCATCTTCAACAACAAGCTCAGCATAGTCGCCATAACTTACGTCATAAGCTTTAGCCTGGATTGAATCAGTAAGAGTTGCAAAAGCTTCATTAATTTCATCTAAATCATAAGAACCTTCATCAAACTTGCCAGCAAGACCAACAACAACAACTTTCTCTGCTGACTTTGGAGCAGAAGCAAATTCGTCATTAAAAGTGAATTCGCCAAATAATGTATCTGCATCAGCAAAGACATATCTAGTTCCAGTCTTAGCAATTAAGTTCTGATTTCTTGCGAATAACATGCATACCTGTTGTGGATATGAGAATTCATGAGTACCAACTGTAAGTGTTGCATCTGAAGTAGTTGCAGTAGCACTACTATAAACTCCAGTTGCTAATTCACTAGCATCGTCTCCATCATCACAGTCGTAGTTAGCTCCTTTAATAAGGTCTGCATTAACAAACACATATGCCTGGAAGCCATCTTCTTCTCCAACCCCACTATTATTTAAAGGATAAACAGTGCGAAGTTCAAGAGCTCCTTTTAAAACAGAAGCGGCTGTAATAGTTCTCTGAGACTCAAATGTCTTTTCTTTCTTTTCAATACGATAAAAAGTTACATCTGCAACTTCTTTTATACCATACTTTTCAAAAAGGTTTTGAGTATTAGCCATTCTTTAACCTCCTTAATCTTCGGGTTTTTCTCCCCAATATTTTGTGTCTAGCTTTTTGCTATCTGCGCCCGCGCAAAGCATTTGTATGTCTGCTTCCCATTTTTCTTTCATCTAATGGCGACGTATCTAAGCATAAAAAGCATATAGAGATTCATTTCTATCAATTCCGAAAACGCTTGCTATTTCCATAGACTCCCATAAAGTTTGCCCTTCACCTTTTTTCTGAGCCTATTTCTTTTTTACAGCAGCGACTTGCTCTCTTAATAAGCGCATTTTACGCTATCCGGGCGTCTCATTTTCTGGTGGTGGCGGCACGACCTCTTTACGATTCTAAATTCTTAATATATCTTGAAAATCCCTAAAATTCTGTGGAGTAATCAAGCGTTTTCCCTATATAGCAACAGCAGAGTCTCCGCCCACTAACACTGAATTGATTTTCGGAAGTAGTAAGACTTCCTCCTTTATAAAAGTAGAAAAAGCACATTTAAGTTCTAATAAAAACTTATCATCATATGAGGCACTCTACAATAAATATGACAGAGGTTCTATCGACTCAATTTGTGGAGCTTTTCCAGTCTTTTTTTTGATCGTTTCACTAATTTCAGTTTCAGTCAATAATAATAAAGCCAATTGAGAATCATATCGGTATGAAGGCATAGAAACAATTTCATTTATTGAGTAAGGATAAACATTACAAATAAATTTTTCACTAACAAATGGAGTTGGAATTTTACAATACGCCTATTCCTTAATCATGTCTATTTGCTTAGCTGAAAACATTTATTGAAAACCTCATACTATAACATCCCATTTCTTCTGTTAAAGAATTGATTGAAAAATTTAAGTATCGTATTTCTCCTAAACCATTAATGCGCCTATCCTAAATCGTTTCTCTAATTTCACTCATTATTGCGAAAGGCCTTAAATCCTCTCCTGTTATTAGCCATTCATTAAAAGGACAATAAACATTTATTAATAAAGATAAATTTTCATTATCTGAATTTGATTCATTTATTTCCCCGTCCTCAAAAAACAAAACTATTTTTGAAGTCTCTTTCTGCTCATCAGCAGTTAATAAAGGAATAAATTTAATATTTTTATTTAATAATGATAAACCATCAATTTCCTCAGGATATACTTTTTCATTTAGCGGATCCTTTCCGGTATTCACTAAAAGTTTTAATAGCTTTTGGTTCTTAGCCAATTTCTATCCAATTTTTCTTAAATTTCGTCCAATTTCTTTGCCATATTTAACTTTAGATACTTCCATTATATCACACTCCATTTAAGAAAAAATTGTCTTCTTCTCCTACTAGTATATCTTCTGAAGATAACGGTTCATTTTCTCTTAACAACTTCTCTGTAATATATAAATATGCGACACCAGGAACACTGATATTATCAATACCAACTATTTCCCAACCTCTATCCTTATAATTAAAATACTTACCTTTTTTAATGTCGTCACTATCCTAAGTAATAATAATACGAGTAGTAAAAGGTTCTCTATATCCGAGTTCTTTCGCATTTCTTATAATAGTATCTTGCATAAAGGACTGAGAGGCATTAATAAACTTTGCTGGCGCGGCATGAATAGAATTTCCATATTCATCTATTAAATTAATTTCAGTATCTAGACAAATTATTTTATATAATTGATGTCCTTTAGTTAGATTATCATCTTTATAGATAATAATCCAATATTTTTCAATTATGCGCTTTTTTATGGTTTGTTTAATGTATAAAACATCACCGGTTTTTAGCGGTGCGGCAGAAGTTGACATTAAAAGATTTCCAATTAAGCTATTTTCATTCCATTTATTGGGCTGTAAAGAACCTTTTACATTAACTTTTTCATCATTTACTTCCAGTAAATTAACCAAATACTCGGTATTTTTTAAGAATAATCTATCAAATTCTATTTCTTTTCTTGACTTAATTCTATCTTGTCTATTTGTGCCGCCATGATTGATTCGTTTTAAATATACATCTTTAAAATAGTTTTCACTCATTCCACATCAATCCTATCAAAAAGATTCATACATTCAAACAATGTCTTTCGATAATACTCAAAAGACAAATATCTGCAAGCAGATAATTTCGCATATAACGTATAATAATCAATTGTCTTATTACAATCTTCATAGCCCATTAACTCAATAAGTATACTATCTAAAAATTTTCTCCATTCCCCATTTTTCTCTCTTTCACGAAGAAGCCCATAGAGTTTTTTCTTCATTTTATCTCTATAGGCTTCCCTTACATCTTCTATATTACTCACGACGTTTCCTCTTTCCGCCACCTGAACCCGTACCCGCGAGTTGTCTAAACTTATAAGGAGATTTATTAGGTGCGCGGTAATAGATAGCCTCAGCCTCTTTTGCTTCAGTGGCTGTCTAATCTTTTAATTTGATAAACTAATTTAATAAATGGGCTTGAGAAAATTCATGTTCTTCATATTGAGTTTTTATGTTCTCCCAGGTGTCAATAGAACGCTTTACCCACTATTGTTTCATATAAATAGCAAGTATTGCAATTTCATCATCTGACATTTTGGGATCAACAAAAGTTTGAGTTATATCGTCTATTAATAGACTACAACGGGGGAATTTAAAATATGGAATAGCCTAATTTAAAATGGCGCGCCAGTCTTTAATCATCCACTCTAAATCCTCTTCCGTAACATTGCAGTCTGACCACTCATCATCACTTATACGAGATAAAAATGCGTCATAGACGTCCTATAATGTTACCATTTGCATCACCTTTTAAATTAGATTCTTCTTCCCTCTGCTGCACGATTCTTTTCAGCAGCTTCTTCGGCGGCAATATCTGCTTTGCGTTTAATCATTGCAATGATATCCCTATTAGTAACCTCTTTTAAAATAGCGCACTTTTCAGCATTAACAATATTCTTCTCTACTGCATAGTCAATTAAATTATCAATCTATGCATCAGGAAGCTTAGATAATTCTCTTTTAAATACTGCTATAGGTTTTACAGTAAGCATTTCTTCCATCTGTTTAGGACTTAATGCTATAATATTTGTTGGTTCTGTTGCTTCAAGGGGTTCAAGACCTAAATCTTGTTTATCTTTCATATTATCTATATAAAGAAGCCCTTGTTTAAACATATTGGCTACGCCATCAGAGTATAAAAGCTATTCTAAAACATCAAAAGGTATCGGAATACTTTGTCCTCTTCTCTGCCAACGACGCTTAATACCATAAGACGCATCTGTAATACCTAACTGAGCATCTACCATACTAGTTACTTTTACCATTCTTTCCATTATTAAATTCCTCCTTTAAACTCAAAAACGGCGAGTGAGCCAAACTCACTCACCGTTCTCATGGTATAATGATTTACCTTAATATTATATTTTTAATTAGCCACCTACGTATGTTCCATCGTCAGCGCCTGTTGCAGCAGTTGTGCTGAAGTCGATTTCATACTTTGTAGGATACTTTGTAGGATCAGCAAGATCCATATTAACATATACACACCAGTTGTAGTTGGTAAGGATAGCAACTCCGACTCTCTGGTAAACTTCAATCTCGAAGCTTCTATCTCTGTGCTGCCAATCATCAAGCTGAGTATTACCTTCAAATACAACCTTAACAGGCTTTGTATCTCCGACAGGGAAGATATAAGCTGTTGATGGGTTAGCAATTGTAACTTCATTTGTTTCATCAGTATAAGACTGAGGAATTTCAATGATTGGATTACCACGGAAGGTCTTAATTCTACCATATGTAGCAATCTCTTCAATGTTACGTGGGTTATAAACAGGTGTTGCATATCCGCCATATGTACCAGCAGCAGTAATGTTCTGAGCAGCATTACCATAAACAGGCATACCGATTGCATCAGGACCCATAGCAGCAACGAATTCTGGTGTAGCATAAATTACTACGCCGCCGCTTGTGCTATATGCTGAAGCTACTGCACAAAGCTGAGCCATTGCATCGCCGTCAAAACCGGCACCAATATATCTATTCTTAGCAGGTCTATTATCAGCATTTACTGAAGCAAGAAGAGCCTTCTGAATTTCACCATAAACAGCTTCCTAAAGACCTTCAAAGAGAATCTGAGTAGACTCTGCGATGTCTTCATCGCCACAAAGATAACGCTCAAAATCAATGTAAGCAGCACCACCAATTGCACGTCCACCAAGTTCGAATGTATTCTTATCAAGTCTAAAGCTCTCATAAACACCAGAAAGAGCAACTGCAGTGATGAACTGCTTAGCACGTCTACGACCAGTATTTATAACGAATACAGCCTTCTGGTTAAGAGGAACAGTCTTGATTTCAGCAAATGAGCCAATAAATTGCTCAACTTGCTTAGGAAGAATCTCTGTATAAGCCTCAGACATAATCTCAAAGAGGTCATACTTGTTTCTTCTATATGAATTGTAATCATTAGCTATTGCGTGAATCTCATCACGAAGAGTGTCTTTTACATCGCTAGAGCTAAATTTAGTAGGGTCTGGAGTAGTTCCGTAGAAAGAGTGAACAACCAAATCCTTAATTGCTTTTAAGTCAGCCATTCTTTATCCCTCCCTCTATTATGATAATGCAGGCTGATTTACAAACTTAAGCTTAAAGCTAAGTGTTGTATCAGCGTTTGTGTATGCTTCTGTTACGATAGCGTAAACGCCACCAATTGCGTCTGCAGGGTCTGCACCAATAACGAGCTTGCCTCTATTAACAATACCATTGTTTGAAGCAGTATAATCAGCATCGTCAAGAAGAACTGCGTAAAGAGGAGCAATATTTGCGCCAGAACCAGCTCTACCATTCTCAGCATCTCTTATTGTAGCGAGATATGCCTTAACGCAATTATAAAAATACTTAGAATCTGCCTTATCATCTGCAGTAGCTCCTGCTGGCCAGAATGTAGCATTATTTGACATTGCATCATCCCAGCATACGCTATTTGTGCAGATTCTCATACCAGGATCAACAAATCCAATTCTTGGTAAATACTCACCAGCAACCATGCAGAAGTTTCTACGACCAGGAGTGAACTGATTATAAATCTTTTCTGTTGAATAATTAATACCAGCAACATAACCCCAATCAGCAAGCTTCTTTGAAGGGATGCAAGCAAGCTTTCTTTCTTTATCACACATTAAGAATGCACCATTCTCAGCAACAATCTTTCCGTCTGCTGCTTCTGAAGGAAGTACAGGGAAGTGTGAAGCAAACTAAGTAGGATCAAGTTCGCACTGAGCTTCTACCATACCAGCACGTGTAAACCATACCTATGATGGCTCAATTTGGCCGTAGCCTTTGCAATCAAATTCATGAAGTGCCATTACTTATTACCTCCATTCTTTCTTTTATTTAATAATGCGAGAGCACCAGTCTCTACGTTTTTACCACTTGCATTGTCTCCCTTATAGAACTTGTCTGGCTCACCTTTTCTATTAGAGAAAATTGAAGGGTCGTTCTCGACAGCGGCGGTGCATACATTCTTTTTAAAGTCTTCAACAGAAGTGTCTTCCATTGAGTTCTTAAATGTTGTTATAGCTTCGTCGGTAAGATACTCTTCATACTTAGCAAGAATAGCGGTCTTCTGGTCTGTTTCAACATTCTTCTTGAATTCGACCAAAGCTGTGTTCTCATTTGTAATGTCGTCAATCTTAGTATTTAATTCAACTTTTTCAGCCTCCAAAGTCTCAATCTTAGTATTATACTCTGCAATAGTAGAGTCCTTTTCAGTGATTGAAGCTTCAAGCTCTGTCTTAGTTGTATCAAACTCTGAGGCCGCGGCCTCAAGACTTTCAACCTTAGCATTTAAATCTGCCTTTTCTGTTTCAAATTCTGCAGCGGCAGTCTCAAGTTCTGTAATCTTAGCAGTAGCATCATTATAAGCAGTTTGTGCAGCTTCGAAAGAACCATTGCCCATAGCTTTCATAGCTTCAAGTGCAGTAAATTCAGCTTCTGTTACATCAGTAATCTTAACAGATACTGTATCACCAAGAGTTACATTATCTCCATCCTTAGTGTAATATGCTCTCATAAAACCGTCCTTAGTGCGGCAAAGAGCATAATCATCATAAACATCAAGAATAAAAGCATCAATTTCCCAATTGCCTTCTTCATTGAAGTTTGGATTTAAAAGGTCAAACAAAACGTCTGCCTTTTCATGATCAGATAATCTGAAAAGTGATTTATCCATTCCCATTTTCTTACTCTCCTCCTTCTTCGTAAAGTTTCCAACGTAAGCCATTATCATCTTTATTAGTTCGGATTCAGACTTTTTAGAATAAAATGCAGAACCTTCAAAACATGGCTCCGTATCGTCTCCTAATGCCTATAAACCAACAAGAACACCAGAAATAAAATAATAATAAGGCTTAGCGTCTTCTTCACTTAGTCTCCATTCACCCTTTAAAGTTTTTCGGAAAATTTCCATAGATTGAGATTTTCCTGGAACCAAAGAAGCTTCAGGATAAAGACCAGTAAATAAATAAACGTCACAAGTTGCATATGTACGTATAACCCCGTCATCATCTTCGTGGTCTTCCCAAGCAAAGTTCGGATTTTCTGGAACAATACCATAAATACGTCCATCAGTATTATCTTCACCATGATCCTCGAAGTCAAGGGAATCCTTATCAAAGATTCCCTTAACCGGAGTATATGGTAAAGATGCAATAAGCTAATTCGAAAAATCCTCTGATATAAAAGTACGATTTCTATTCATACCTTTATAAAAAATTCGTACTCTACTTTTTGATAGTACATCTGAAACTTTTTCTGCATTACCATAAACAGTAACGTCTAAAGTATAAGGTGGATTTGAGAAGTCATAATGATTTAAGTTTTCACTCATTTTTCATCGTCCTCCTCTTTTTTATTATCATCCTCTTTTTTCTCTTCCTAACTATCAGTTGTGTCTGATGCCGTTATTGAGGAAACTGGCTCTTTCCCATCACTAACAGGCTCTCCCTATGCCTTACCAGACTATGTATAAGAAGATTGAAGAGGTTTAAGAATCACATCAAGATCTAGCAAATCATTTTCTAATGCCTTAAGGGCAACAAGATTTGTCTAATCTAGACCAGTAGAAAGGATTGGCGGTAAGAAAGCGTAACCAAATGCAGCAAGCTCTTTAGCATGCTATGTATAATCCTCACTATTATAATAACTTAATGGTAAAATAATTAATTTAAACTTTACTCTTTTATTTTCGAATTTATAATTTAAAAGCACAGTAAAGAAATGAGCAAATCGTTGTCCTAAAATCATTACCATTGCTAAGTCATTATTAATTGAATATTTCAATCCAGCTTCTGTGGTTGCGAAGAATAATTCTTTTGATAGGCCGGCAGAAGAATAAATTAAATTTTGAACATCTGTAATCTCAGTTTTCTCATCATCTGTAGCACTCATATCTAATAATGAAACTTTATTATATGTAGTCAAAACATCAACATCTTCATTATTGACCATCATATCAAGTACACCCTCATGCATTTCCTAAGCTTCTTCGGGTTCAAAAACTAACTTCATACCGTCAAGTGGTACCTGCTATACAAGTATACGTTTTAATGCCTATGTATTTCTTTCTTTGTCTATTTCTTTGTAATCATCTAAATCATTGAGTAAAGGGATTAAATCCAGGAAGAAAGGCCTTTCTTCAAAATAACAGAAATAAATACCCATTTCTGCTGGAAGAAAAATCCATTTCTCTCCATTATGATGTTTATACTTTTTATAGGCTTTCATAATAAAACGCGGATAAGTATTGAGAATTTCATCTCTTAATTTATCATCACGAATATTATCGAAAAATTCCATACTGAACTCAACAATATCTACATCTTGCGCATTCTTAAAACGACTACGACAATAATCAAATGGCAAATCCTAAATAACAACATTATTGCTCTCGTCATGAATTAATCCATAATAGCCACCTTTCACTAATATATCTCTTGCAAATAAAGCACATTTTCTATCTATCTAGAAAGTCGTACAAAAATCTGCTGCGTCATAATAAGTCTATGCAACTTTCTTTTCAGTAATGTCAACTTTCCCACTTTTATTCTTAGGATATGGTACTAAAATCCAAGAATACGTCAAAAAAGTCGCGTAATGAAGAATAATACGTTTATAAAGACCATTAGTAGCAAAAAAATATTCTGACAATGCAGCGCGCTCAATAGGATTACCTTCTTGAACGATTCTCCTAATCTCATCTTCAGAATAAACCTTCTGTCTTTTACTTCTGACATATTTACCATTAGATTTCTAATACGCCGCATCTGATGTGGCAATCATGTTTTTAAAAGCCTTTTTGAAAGTATCTAAACGTTCAGCCTAAGCTTTCTTTAAAGCGTCTTCTGTTGTAAATTGTATACTCAACGTTTTCCACCTCCAGATCTATAGAATGTAAGTTTTCGTCCAAGACCGCGATTGCGGCGATGGGAAATTTCTTCATTCTCTATTTCAACCATACGATAAATTCCCATTTCTAAAGCAGAAAATTTATCTTTAGTCATACGCTAATTAATAAGCTCTACTTTTATCTAATTATTAATACCAGTAGGCTTTGTCCTTAAATTAACAATTTCATCTATTAACTAAGAAGTCATTTCATGCGGCATTAAACGAGCAATTTTCTATTCTGGAGTCATCTTCTTACCAACTTTTGTTGCATTAATTTTATCTCTTGCTTTTCGTTCCGAAATTAAAAAATTAACACAACCGGAATAAATTTTAGAATATAATGCTGTGTGCATATCACTATTTAACTATCCATTTGCTTTAACGCCATAAATAATCTTTTGACAATTACGAGGCTACACTTCTTCATAACCATAACCATGATCATCAATAAATCCATAAGCTGGAAGGACTTGACCTGTAATTGGATCTAAAGATTCCTTAATCATAAAATCAGCAAAACCTACTCCAAGACCATTAATATCTAAAACGACTTCTCTTGGATTAAAACGTTTAATTAATCGCTTTAATTCCACTACTTGACGATCAAATACCTTTTCATCTTCAGTTTTTCCTAAGACATAAACATTAACAACACTGCAAGTATATTTTTCTCCGCCAGGATAGACTTTAATGACCGTACAAGCAGTTTGACAACCTCTTCTTGCTACGTCTACTGATAATATGTAGAAACTTTCAACATCGCTTCTAATAATTTCATGTGTTTCTGGGTTTATTATCTTTCTATGAGCTAATAATTTCTCATAATCAAACCAGGCATCACTTGAACTTCCAACAAAACGACTCATATATTCTTTCGCAAAGCCTTGCTCGCTAAAAGTAGACGACATTTTCATTTCATTCAAGAAATCTTTTGATAAAAGACCTGTAAATACAGGAACTCGATAATCAAATCCCCAGCAAAAAACCTTGCTTGGATTAATAATTGCTAGTTCCATTAATTCAATTGTTTTATCATAACAAAAAGTATTTTTATCAGATGCGGATGTAATCCACATTTGTACTTGCTAAGGCTCATATGGGTTTTTATCCTAATTCGCCATAGGGCGGTCAATATTCAATAGCGGCAAGATAATTTCATTAATATCGTTCGCATCGTGGTCCCTTAATACCCTCGGTTTCCCGATATTTATCAGGGGAGTAGACTATACAATCAAAGTGGGATTATAGTCGTTGAACGTTCTCCACCGTCTTTACGCTGAGGAGATTTCGCTGCGTCTGAGAGACTTGCACTCTCGGTTCTCCAATCCAATACATTTTTATGGTTTCACTTCTACGTCACCGCTTTCACGCTTGTCTTTTCAAACTACGTTGTAGCTGTATTGGCTCTAAGGATAGGTTCCCGCAATTTAACCCATTTTAGTTCCGCCACCGACCTTGATGCTCGATATTTAATTTACTTTTTGACATTTCTTGTAAATGCCATTCGTTAAACTTCTATTCACCTATTTGCCATACTTCTTCTAAATCAGTATGTAAATACTTTTGTAATGCTTCGTATGCCTTGCCTTTAGTTTTGCCTTTAATACCATTAGATAAAAATGATTTATGCTTATTAAAATAATTAGCTAATGCCTGCTCTATACCACGACCATATGTCGTTGCAATACATAAGCAATAAAAATATTCTTCTGATGTTAAATGAGTAGGCACTCTATTTTCATCAGGGGCTTTTGTTATTGCAAACATAGAGCGAAATATGTCTTGATAATATTTTTTACTATCATCTGGAAGTTTATCTGCCAGCTATTTATAATTTATATAGGCTTTTTCTCTAAAAATTGCTGAAACGGTTGAAGCATCAATATTGAACATACGACCTATTTTTTCTGTCATGCCTTTCCATTGACACCCTAAATAAATTATACAGTAATCTTCATAAGACAGTTTTCCTCTTGTATTTCCGCCGTCACCGCCATTGGTTAAATTGTAGCCGTTGGTGTATGAGTCATATTCCTTAATAGTATTTATCTCTAAATCATTTAATTCATCTTCATCTTCAATTTCATATTTTTTGTACACAAAACTAAAAGCATCTTCGCCATACACATTCCAAGCATTTTGGAGCTTCTTATTTATATGATTATTTTGCCTCAATTTATTTAAATGTTCTGTTTTTCTTCTCTATATATCAATTGTCTTACCGATATATCTCTATTCTGTTTCATTATTTATGATTTGATAAATATATCCAATCATTATTATCACCTCTCATTAATAAGGTGAATTTTTATAATGCGAAATTCAACTTTTTCAGAATTGTCGACTTTAAATTTTGACGGAACTCATCGACAATTCCCGCTGTCGCACGGTTACCACGAGTAGAATTTAATGGAGACATAATGTCCATTAATGATCCATTACGAAAAGTTAATTTAACATAATCATTACCAAAGTTTCCTTCTCCAACTATCTCTTCTTTTAATAAGGGAAGTAAATCCCATAATTGATGAATCTTCTAATTTGCAATCTTGGCGCCTTGTGCCTTACCAGGAGCGCAATTAAATACGTGGCTGCCCGGACGGAATATACAAATTAAGTATAATGCTAATATACAGATAAAACTCTTGCCGGCGGCACGAGGTGCTATTGTTAATACTCGTCCATATCGTAGACAAGCTCGTAGAAATATAATCTAAAAGAATTTTAATCTAAATTTCGAAGTAGTTGGAGTAATTAATTTAATAAATAAATCCGGATAAACACTCCACATACTCACATATTTTTCATATAAATCTCTATTATTATCAATGCGTCGTTCTGTTAATATAGCGCCTTTCTCCAAAGCAATTCCATCTCGCATAAACTCAGAAGAGACTTTTCCTGCAACATAATGAATTGTGTTCAAAATAACAGAAGGTAATGGCAAATTTAGATGATTCTCTCTCTAATCTATTTCCATTCTTATCCCTCCAAATCTAACTTAAAGTCCTCTTCTTCAATCTTAGAAAGTCCTTCATGTTGAATATAGTCTCTAAGTTCTTTTTCATTGAATGAACTTCCAGTTAATTCGGCGGCAATCTTTAAATTAGCAATTCTTTGTTCTATTTCTTCTGCAATACCAGTCTCATTAACATATAAAGACTGTAGCCAATACTTAATATCTTTAGCTGTAAAATCAGCTTCATCTCTTACTGTTTCATCATAATATTTATTAACAAATCCTTTCTTTTCTAAATAAGCACAAAGCTCTCCAATTGAATTAAATTCATGTGCATCTTTAACTACTTTTGGAGTTAAATTAGCTAACTTAGACAACGAGTCATATGCTTTCAAATCTTTATCAAAGTCTTCTCCAGCCCGAATCTTATTTTCAATAATAAGAGAAATCTTACAAAGTTTTAATGCCTAGTCTTCATTTAGAGCTCCAACAATATTCTAAGAACCAAGTAATCCTTGATGTAAATTTTCTAGATACTCTAAAGATTCATCGTCATACTACTAACCCCATTTCTAAGCAAGTCGTCTTCTCAAACCTTCTCTTACTTTAGGAAGAGCATCTTCAACTCTATCTTCGTCTCTAATCTACAAATATACATCATTATACTTTTTCCAGTCTAGCTTATCGTAAGGCTTACCTCTAAAAGTCGAAATATAAACTCCAATGGCGTCGCGACCATGTCCTTCATACATCTACTCCCAATATTCCGGGATAAAAGGAATATCAGCCCATTGGCAGATCTTATCAACAATATTCCATCCTTCTCCATCTGAATATGCCTTATCTATCTACTTAGCTAAGCAATATCTACAAATAGGGAGACTACCACCATGTATTACTGAATTAACAGCAATATAAGCGGCAGTGCCCTATTCTTCACCACATCGCTAACATTTTTTATTAGCCATATAGCTCACCTCCTAAAAATTTGTGGCCGCGGCGTCAAAAATTTATACAAAAATAAGATACCCTATCTAAAATATAGGGTACCTTATATATATTTTATCGCCTTATACCCCGGGGTGCTTCTATATTTTCTCCATAAAACTGGAATCTTCAACTCTTTTCTCATGGTAGTTCTTAGTTGATTCAACAATTTGTTTAGCTAATTCCTCTGGCGGCACCTTATAGAAATTTGGGTCAGCAATCATTTCTTTATTCGCTTTGACTAAATCTTTCGAAAGCTTAAGTATAGCCTTTCTCTTACTTTTCGGCATCTCCATATAAGTACCAATTATCGACGTAATATAATCATCAAAATCATCTTCTTCCTTAACTCCAATAATATTTCCAATTCCAATTATATCTGTATACTAGCATCCTCGAAAATTCTTTAATAATTCTTCGCTATATTTATCTAAAGAAGCACCTTCTTTCTTTTTTCCGAACATTTTTATTTCACCTCTATAAAATACTAGACGGGCGGCACCCGTAATCATTTATTCATTTGTCTTAATTCTTTATCACAACATTTACATCTTCCAGTTAACCCATCCGATGCTTTAGCCTTCTTAACGAAATTCCTGGAATCTCGCAAAAGTTCTTTTTTACAACGAGAACAAGTTTTCCAAGCTTTATCATAATTTCTACATAAATACTCATCATAATTTAGCTCAACTGCTCCAGCAATTAACTA